ACCATGCGAACTGATGTCGTGCTCGACCACCCGTCAAACGGGCAGCGGATCGTCATCGATACCAAGTTCACCTCGATTGTGACGAGCGGTTGGTACCGTGACGAAACCCTGCGCAGCGGATACGTGTACCAGATCTACGCCTATCTTCGCTCCCAGGTTGGGTGCGGCGATGCGCTTGCAGATCACGCGAGTGGGTTGTTGTTGCATCCCGCGATCGGCCAGATGGTCGACGAGACAGTGCTGATCCAGGGGCATCGCATTCGTTTTGCCACCGTGGATCTGACTGCGTCGACGGCGGATATTCGATCGCAACTGCTGCGATTCTTTGACCCGATCCAGTTAGTGACAGGCCAGTGAAGAGCATGGATCGAATCTACATCGACACCTGGGCAAACATCAGCGCTGACGGTTGGAGCTCCCTCCTTCTGGGCAACGGCGCCAGCATCGCCATCCGGCCCGGGGTGTCCCGCCCGTGGTCGATGGGAGCCCTGGCGTACTCGAATTGCAGGGCGCGCTCGCAGGCCACCCCGAGGCGCGAGGCCCCGAGGTACTGGCGCTCGGATTGACGGGCTCGGGCCTGTTGCAACCCGGCGTCGACCAGGGCGGTGACCTGGCCCGCGATGCTTGATGAGGAATTGAAGTCCATCATGGCTTCTTCCCCTTCGGTTCATCCCAAGGCAGGTCATCCTCCAGATCCGCGAACGGATTGGCGGCATCGGGTGCCAGCGGATCGGGCGTGGGCGGCAAGCCCCGCACGGGCGGGAACTTGGTGACCTCGTGGTGCGCGACCATCGCCTCCGACCAGCAAGTGACGATGGCATCGATCACCCGCAGCGCTTCGGCCTCGGAGTAGTCGCCCAGAGGCTTGGTAAAACCGATCTCGCCCGCCGCCTCGCCGAAGGACTTGAGGCATTGGCGCATGGCGGCCAGTTCGACTTCAGACGGATCGATCATGGCGACCTCCGTCTTGCCGATGTAGCCATCCTTGGCCTGTTGCCAGTTGCCGTACAGCGCGTGGAACGCGTCCTGGCAGCGACGGGAACAGAACACCCAGTCGAGCACGTAGCGGCGCGCATCGCCGGTCTTGAATCGACCGTCCGTGTGGCCGTAGCCGCGTGCTTGTCGTTTGCAGACCCAGCATTTCATCGGCCTCCCTCACTGCGCCCACGACGGTTTGCCCGTCACGGGTGCGCGTTGGACAGGCGCTGCCTGATACGCGGGTGCCGCTGGCTGTGCCGGAGCACCGGAAGTGCCCCCACCCGTGGACTTGGGCGGCACGCCCATCAACTTGGCGTAGTCGGGGTGATCGGGTTCGACCGCGACCTTGACCACGTTGCGGTCCTGGCCCTTCCCATCCTTCTCGATGTCGACGCGGGCGAGGAACTCCAGGCCATCCAGTTCGTGGAAGCCCTGAATGCGGCGCGCGGCGGCGGCCTGGGGACTGTTGTCCTGCGGGTGGACGTTGCGGGCGCTGTTGAGCGCGGCGCGAATGAAGCTGCGCCCCATCTGACCCCAGGTCGGCCCCTTCTGCGAATGCAGGCCGATGTTCGACCACATCTTGCGTTTGGCGTGGTCGCCAGCGGTGACCACGAACTCGGCGGCCAGATAGATCGAACCGGTGTCGAAGGACTCGGTGGCGTAACCGCCGCCCCAGCCTTGGCTGGGATCGTCATAACCACCGGGCTTGAGGGTCATGCGCACAGGGACAACGGTGCCCTTGGGGATCAGGTCAAAGCCGGATTGCTGTGATTCGGCGTCGTTGAAGTCGTTCCAGTTGTTGCTGGTGGTGGATTGCTGGGTCATGGCGATTACTCCTGAGATTCGTGGGATTGGGTGGTGGCAGTGCGAACGGGCGTGGCGGACTCACCCGCGCACTTGGCGATCAGTGCGCGCAAGTTGGGCGGCTCGAGCGGATCGAGGCGACCGCTGCGGTCTTTGGCGGGGAAGCCGTAGGGATTGACGGTGTGCGTGACGAAGGCGCGGTAGGTGCTGCCACTGCCGTCTGCTTCCTGGGCCTTGATCTCGGCCAGCGTCACAACCTCGTCGACGATGCCGGGCAGCTCCAGTGCGGTCTTGCTGCCTTCGATCTGCGGCACGAACACCTTGCGGTTGTAGTCATCGAGCCGCTCGTCGAGGATGGCGACGAACACCACGTTCTTGCCGCGTGCGTGCTGCAGATGGGTCAAAGCGCTGATCATTTCCTGCCCGAGCAGGCCGTAGGCGCCGCGCATGTCCGGCTTGCCGGTGCGGTCGCTGACCGCGCCGGGTTGCGTCTTGCACCACGCGAAGCACTGGCGCGACAGCTGCGTGATCGAGTCGAGGAAGAAGGTCTGGTAGCGGCCCAGTTGCGCCGGGTCACCGAACTTCTCGACGACGTGATCGAAGTGCGCCTGCGAAAACGCCGACTCCGGCGGCAGCGATTTGTCCGGGCCCGCGAGAAACACGAAGAAGTCGCGGCTCTCCGGCCAGGATGCCGGACGGATGGTGTCGCCGGGCCAGTCGGCCACCGCCAAGTCACCAGCCTCTATGTCGAGGAACAGCGTGGTGGCCGGGTCAAGATCCTTGAGCCGGGTGGTCTTGCCAATGCCGGATTTACCGAGCATCAGCAGCTTCACGCCCTTGCGTTCGGCCATGCGCTGCTGCGCGGAGATGATGGGAAGACTCATCACGCGGCCTCCTTCAGCTCATCGGCGACGGCGGGATTCCAGAGGATCTGGTAGCCACTGTGGCCATTGCGCGAGTACGGCATGGCCTCGCCCCATGCTTCACCCGCCTCGGTCAGTTCCCATTCGTCACGGTCGTTCCGGAACTGCAGGCCAGCCGCTGCCAGCATCTGGTTCGTGGCTTTGGCCGAGCGGTTGAGCAGCTTGCCGAGCTGGGTGGCGTTGAGCGCGCAGATCGGTTCGTTGGCCGACGGCAGCGCGCGGCGCAGCACCTCGGTGGTGATGCCCGTGTTCTCCTGAATGCAGGTGAGCGTTGCCGCCGCTGCGATGCCCGGCTTGACGCCCGGCACCTTCGCCACAGCCTCGCCGATCAGCAGAATCGCGGATACACGGTCATGGGTCAGTGCAGGCAAGGCCGCCAGCGCAGCGGGAACGGCATAGCTGCCGGTCTTGCGGATCGCGGGCAGCACCTCGCTGGTCACCCAACGTTTGAAGCGCTTAGCGGCATCCTTGGTGCTGCTGAGGATCAGGGCGTAGAGGCCCGACTCGTTGACGTGGTTGGCGCGCTGGGTGCGTCCAAGGTTGTCGATGACGTCGCGTTTTGCGACATCATCCGAATCGACGTGTTTGGCGAGAGCATCGCGCGGATTCGACAGTTCCAAAGCTGCGCAGACGTCGGCGGCGTTGAACCACGGCTGGCCCGCGTCGTCGACCTGAACGCGCACAGCGTGCGCTTCAAACTGGAAGGGAATGATTGCACTCATGGCCATTACTCCGAATCAAGGGAAAGAGTGAAAGACGGCTTGCCGGAATCCACGGTGCGAGCGGCAGCGAACTGCTGCTGCAAGGCAGGCGGCCAGTTCGTGAAGCGGGATTCGGAGACGGACAACTTGATGTCGAGGTAGCCCTCGACCTTCTCGCCTGACGCCACGATGCGTTCGGCGATTTCGGTCAATTGCTGCTGGTTCCAGCTGACCTTCTTGGGCAACTCGAACTTGAGCCGCAGCGGGCCATCGCTGATGTGGGCGGTGCCGAAATCGCGGCCGGATTCACGCAGCGCGGCGCGGGCCTGCTCGCCGTAGCACTGATCCAGCGCCGCGTCGAACTTGGTGCGGGCCTTCTTGAGCCAGTCGATAGCCGCGTCGAGGTTCTTGTCGATCTCGCGCTTCTGCTCGGGCGGCAGTGCAGCCAGTTGGCTGACGGACATCTCGGCGATGTCGGCGGGGAAGATGGTTAGATCGCTCATGGCCGTCCTCCTCACTGATACGCACGAGTGAAGCTGGAGTAACGCGAGACGCGCCGCTCAAAGGCTTCGATTTCGTGCAGGAGGTAGGTGACCCGGCGGCCGAGCTTGCAGTAGATCGGTCCGAGCTGTTCCTGACGCCAGCGGCGCAGGGTCTTGACGGAGAGCCCCCAGCGGATGGCGAGCTCGTTTTCGTCGAGGGCGATGCACACGGCACTGCCGGGATTGGGTCGGAAGGAATCCCGACCTGTTTGGGTTGCTGGAACTTGGGTTTGCATTTCGATGTGCCTCCTAGATGAAATGGGCACATCGAAGTCTCCGCATGGAACTACGGACTGAATCCGGATCGGGCTCCGGAAAAAACTACGACTTCTACTGGCGGCGCACTTGGTAGTAGCCGCCAGACTTCACGAGAACGAGGAAGTCCTCTCTTGTTTCCTTGTCACCAAAGGCCTCATCAAATGACCGGGCAGCAGAGTGAACTTGCGTCTTGACGTCTGCCCACTTCATGGCCGGAGGTGTCTTGCCTTCCACGCCCCACATCACTTTCAGAATTGCTGCGCGCGTATCACTCACCAATCGTGATGAAGCAAAGTGAGGCAATTTCACGCGGGTGCCCTGCAGGTACTGCAATGGCTCGGACTCACCGCTAGGCGTGACGTAGCCGCGCAGCACGCGGTCGAATGCGCTTGCATCGAAAACATCCTGCCCATCGTCCAGGCGAACGAACTCATCGAGCGCCCGGATCACATGATCACGGGGCAGATCTGCCTGAACTTGGCGGGCCTGCAAAATCACACCGCCGCGTGACCATGCAGGATCAGCCAGAACAGAAGATGTATTGACGGCTGGCGCACGTGCCCACGCGCGCCCAACAAACACCGGGGCAAAATCATGCGTCCCGGCGACGCGCAGGTCGCCGAGATGCCAGAGATGCTGTGGCGTGAGGCATGGGCGGCTGGCACGTCGCCGATCTTCGATGCCCACCATGCGTGCCAGATCGGTCAGCCATCGTTCGATCTGGATACCGCACAGTGCGATCTCGTTCAAGGGCTGCACCACAGTGCGCCCATCCAGCGGACTGCGATAGCGGTAGCAGCCCGCATCGGGATCGGCCTCGATCTCGACCTCGCATTCAGAGTCGAGGAACGGGGCCATGACATGCGTGAGATGACCCTCGTCGGTGATCCAGCCCCGCTGCAGGAGCTGAGAACGGTCACGTCCGAACGTTGTGGCCAGCACTGGTGTATCCAGGCTCGACAGCCTGTCGATGGCGGTGAAGAAGCGTAGATGCAATGACATCGTCGACGCTCCCTCAGAATTCGCTCAAGACGCCGAGGCGAATCAACTGCTCCAGTACGCGCTTGCGGTCGTCCTCGGTCTTACTCTTGTCGTTCAGGCCGTTGGGGGCTGTGATCTGGACGGCGACGTTGTGCGCCTTGCGGTGGGGCTGTGTCGCCATGCGCATCACCAGCTTCACCTGTACCAGTGCGTACTGGCTCAGATCTTCGGCGCTGTAATCCTCGTAGGCGACCTGATAGACGTTGCGGCTGTCACGCCGATCGCGGGTGATCTCCATCTTGCTCGCCAGCTGCCGAGCGACGGTCTTGCCGCCAAGCTCGAGCAACTGTTCAAAGGGCTTGGCCACCTTGATCTGAAGAATGTCGATGCGCTCGATGTCCGCGATGCGATCCTGCTCCAGCCGCTTGAGCATGGCCGAGGTCGAGAACCCGAGCAGATCGAATTGACGCATCGGCATGTCGTCAATCGCGCCCTCGTGCGCCAGCGCCACGTCGCGGAAGATGGTGGCAAGCTCCCGGCGCTTTTCCCGGTCTTCGCAG